AACTACCCCGATGCCCTGCTCTACGCAACGCTGGGAGAGGCAGAGCCGTATCTGATGAACGACGCTCGGGTCAACACCTGGGCGGCAATGTATGACCGCGCAATCGCCCGCATCAACACCTCTGACGAGAACTCAGAGTACGCAGGCGCACCCATTTCCATGTCTGTCACCACGAGGTAATTATGGCCGAAATGTCCAACTATTTAGAGAACGCGCTGCTAAACGCCGTTCTCCGCAATACATCCTATTCATCCCCGTCCACGGTGTTCGTTTCGCTTTACACCTCTGACCCAACCGATGCTGGCTCGGGTACGGAAGTCTCTGGCGGTTCTTATGCCCGCAAGGATGTGACCTTTGGCGCACCCTCTAACGGCGTGGTAACCAACAGCGCGGCAGTCGAGTTTGCCCAAGCAACCGCTTCGTGGGGAACCGTGGGCTACATCGGTCTGCATGACGCCGTGACAAGTGGAAACCTGTTGTTCCATACAGCCCTGACCACGGCCAAAACCATTGAGTCTGGCGACATCTTCAAGATCGCCGCTGGCTCTCTGAGCGTTACCCTTGCTTAATGCCGCTCACCCTAGAGGAGTTAGACCAGTTTGGCACTCTGGAGTCGATGCCGCAGTACTCGCTCGACCACGACTGGTATCCAGATAGGGTTTGCGGTAGTTGGACGTTAGATGAACTAGACAACTTCGGGAATCTGGATACGATCCAGTTCTCGATAGATAGCGAAATTTGGGGGACTGCTTGCATCTTCCTAGACGCCCCCGCAGACATTACTGCAAGCGCAAGCGTAGATGCACAAGCCTACCGGGAACGTACCGGAGAAGGGCTGATTACCTCTGAGGCAAACGTAGATGCAACCGCATTTGCCATTCTAGGCGGTTCTGCGGCCATTACAGCCGATGCCAGCGTTTCCGCAGAGGGTATACGCATCCAGCAGGGAGAAGCCGTTGTAGAGGCTTCTAGCACCGTTAGCGCCGAAGGCAACCTTATACGCTCGGCAGAGGCAAACATTACCGCTGAAGCCACGGTTTCTGCGGATGCCTTCCGAATTACCGAAGGTGTGGCAGATATTTCCGCTTCCGCAACAGTTGATGCAACGCCGCAAAGAGTACGGACGTTTGAAGGATTGATTACCTCTGACGGCTCGTTTAGCGGTGAGGCCATTCGGGTTCGGACGGCCAGCGGTGACATTACGGGAACCGCAACTGTTTCCTGTACGGCCGGATTTGAAGCCTTTGGTCAGGCAAACATCACCGCAGAGGCTACGGTCGTCTGTAACGCAAACGCTGTGTTCAGCGCGGTAGGTGCGATTACAAGCAATGCCGTGGTGGTGGCAGACGGACGGATCATTGGTGACGAATGGGGTCCGGTCACACCCGGAGCAAACACTTGGACGCCGGTATCAGAAGGCGAAAATACTTGGACAGATGTGACGGTAGGGCCAAATACATGGACGCCCGCATCTGTGATGTCAAACACTTGGACAACCAATTCTGCTGGAAATAATACATGGCAACTAGGATGAACTTTGACGAATGGCTGCCGGACCAGCCAGGACTTGTTGGGGCGGTCAAGGAAGCCTTAAACGTAGTCCCGCAAGCCGTGGGTTATGGACCGCTACGGACGCCTGTGGACTATTCCCAGGCCGCCTCCGAGAACATCAACAACGTGGTGGCCGGTCGTGACCCCGCCTCTGGCAACACCGAGGTATTTGCGGGCGGTGCAACAAAGTTATTCAAGCTCGATTCCAACGACCTATCTTTGGACGACGTATCTAAGTCTGGTGGCTACACAACCCCGACCGAACAGAAGTGGCGCTTTACCCAGTTTGGAGATGTGCTGATTGCCGCCAACAGCGATGAGGTCTTGCAATACTGGGAACTTGGAACCTCGACCGCATGGGCTGACTTGGATGCCGCCGCACCGCAGGCGCGTTACCTCACCGTGGTCCGAGACTTTGTGGTGGCTGGTTATACCTCTGGGACGGATTCCCAGAAGGTCCAATGGTCTGGGATTAACGACGAAACCGCATGGACTACGACCTCTACCAACCAGTCTGACTACCAGATCATCCCTGACGGCGGTTCTGTTCAGGGGGTTACGGGTGGTGAGTTTGGGCTAGTGCTGATGGAAAAATCCATCTACCGGATGTCCTACGTTGGAACCCCGGCGATCTTCCAGTTTGACAACATTTCCAGAAACCTTGGGTGCTTTGAGCCGAACTCAATTGTTCAGTATCAAGGCGTGACCTACTTTTTAGGGGACGATGGATTCTATGCGTGCAACGGTACTCAAGTTATGGGAATCGGTACAGAAAAAGTTGACCGATTTTTCTTCGGCGATCTGGACGAGGCTTACTCATATCGGATGTCGGCTACGGTCGATCCTATCAAGAATCTTATAGTCTGGGCCTACCCATCTTCGGGAAGCAACGGCGAGGTTGATAGTCTTTTGATCTACAACTTTGAGGTCAAGCGTTGGTCTCGCGGAGAGGTGTCTGTCGGGTTTGTAGCTCAGTCTGCGACCCCGGCATTTACCCTAGAAGCATTGGACGCTTTTGGAACTCTTGACACGCTAACAACCAGCCTAGATTCGCGTATCTGGACGGGTGGCAAGTCGCAGTTTGTGGGCGGCAACGGGGCCAAGATCGTGACGTTTTCAGGCGTAAACCTTACCGGAACCCTGCAAACCGGAGATGTTGAGATTCCGGGTTCGGTCAGCACCATCAACATGACCCGACCGCTCGTGGATGCCGGACAAGGACAAGTCGCAGTTGCAACCCGCAATCGGCTTGTAGACGCCGTTTCATTCGGTAGTTATACTTCTGCTGACTCCGAAGGTCGTGCCGCATTTAGAACCACAGGGCGATACCACAGGCTTTCAGTTCAACCGACCGGATCGTGGACAACCGCGATTGGGATTGAATTCGACATCGTGCCAGCAGGGACAAGATGACATTTCGCGTTTTGCCATATCAGGGTGGATCGCCACGGGAAATATCCGAGGTGGTCAACAACATTATGAATGGCAAGACCAACAATACTGGAACGGTGACGCTTGCCACGGGTAGCGCAACCACCACCACGATCAACGATGCCCGGATTGGCTATGACAGCAAGATCATCCTGATCCCAACGTCACAGACGGCTTCCAGCCAAGAGTTTCCCTACGGATCATTTAGTAGCACCGCAGACCAAACCGCCGCCAGCACAACGACGGCGTATGCGATGACGTACAACACCACGGACTTTGCTAACGGGGTGTCGCTGTCTAACAACTCCCAGCTAGTGGCTGGGTTTTCTGGGATCTTTAACCTGCAATTCAGCGCACAGTTTCTAAACGCTAACGTGCAGATTCAAGATACAAGCGTCTGGTTCAGCAAGAACGGGACCAATATCGACAACACCAATAGCCAGTTCTCTGTCCCAAATAGACACGGTGGCGTGGACGGAGCGTTGATTGCCGCACTTAACATTTATGTTAATTTGCTAAAAGATGACTATGTGGAAATTATGTGGTCAACCACAAGCACAGATGTCTCCATACAAGCTATTCCGGCGCAGACTAGTCCAACTAGGCCAGCAACCCCGTCGGTGATTGCAACAATGCATTACCTGTCTACTAACGGATACACCAGCAACGTCTATTTTGACCCGTTTGTGTCGGCAACCTTTAACGGCAGCGCAACTATTTCTCATGCGCCCAACACTAACGCTGGAAGCACGTTTAGCTACGTTATTGTCGGATGATCGAGATACGAAACATCCAACCGCAAGAGCTCAAAGCATGGTGGCCGTTTGTCAAACCAGGGTTGGACACGATCCTCAGAAAGTCTCCCGAGGACTGGATACCCGAGGATGTATACGCGCAATGCTTTTGCAAGAACTCGTTGCTGTGGATATTTTTTGAGGACAACAAGCCTCTAGGATTTGTAGTTTTAGTAGTAAGACCCGAGGCGGTTCATGTCTGGTGCTTGTGGGCAGCAGTCAAAAACCGCTTTGTAGAGGGAACCAAAGTGTTTTGGAAAACCCTAGAAGAAGCAAACATTAAAAAGGTGACGTTTGAGTCTCACCGTAAGGGATGGGACAAGATCGCTCGTCAACATGGATTTTCACCCCGGAGTTGGGTAAAGGAGTTATAAATGGCTGGTGGCGGCGGCGGTACGAATACCGTAACAAGGACAGAACTTGATCCGACGATGCGGCCCTACGTCCAATACGGACTGTCAGAGGCACAACGTCTTTATCAGACCCCTAATGTCCCGCAATACTATCCCGGGCAAACTTACATCGGACCGTCTGCACAGACCACGGCTGCTCTCCAAGCGGCTCAGACCAGGGCGATGCGTGGCAACCCGTTGGTTCCTGCGGCACAGCAACAACTCCAGCAGACCATTCAGGGTGAGTACCTAGGCGCAAACCCATTTCTGGCATCTGCCCTACAGCCCGGATTCGAAGCCGCACAGCGTCAGTACGAGTCTGCAACTAACCAAGCCCTATCTAACTTTTCCCGCGCTGGGAGATTTGGTTCCGGGGCCATGCGTGGTGCTTTAACCAATGTCGGTGGTGAGTATGCGCGTGCGCTTACCGGAGCCGCCGGACAACTAGGTTATGCCAACTACGCAGACGAGCGTGCAAGGCAACAAGCCGCGCTTCAAGCCGCCCCAGCAATGGCCGCCCAAGACTACGCTGACATTCAACGACTGTCACAGATCGGCCAGCAAACCGAGGCATATCAGGAAATGGCTTTGCAAGACGCCATCAACCGATTCAACTTTGAGCAACAAGCTCCGTATTCCCGCCTGCAATCCTTCCTATCTGGTGCTTACGGTGCGCCTTCCGGTATGCAACAAGTTACGCCGGTATACCGCAACCCGGTTGGTGGAGCTTTTGGCGGTGCGTTGTCGGGTGCTGCCTTGAGTCAAATGACCGGATTTAGCCCAGGCACAGGCGCAGCAATTGGCGGCGCATTAGGACTTCTAGGATGAGCGGATTTGAAGCGTTATTAGCCGCTGAAGCCGCCGCTACCGCTACCACGGCTGCAACTACGGCTGCCGCTACTGCCGCCGCCGCAGAAACCGCTGCCGCTGCTTACGCCTCTGCTGTACCGGGACTTGCCGCAGTAGGACCAGGCTCTCAGGCCGCAATGCTGGCCGCTCAGACGGCTCCGTTTGGCGCAGGTGGGCTTGCCTCTACCGCCGCTTCCGCAGCCGCTCCTGGGACGCTTTCTGCTGCTTACTGGAACACCATTAGTTCGGCCTTAAACCCCGCCACCTCTAGCGGTGCAAACGCGGCTCGTGTTGGACTACAGTCCGGGCAATCTGGTTTGCCAGACCCGTTTGAGAACTTCTTGCGGTATGGCGTGGACGCAGATATGCCTGGCGCAACCATGCGGTCAATACAGTCGGGTATGCAAAACGATCCACTAAACACTCTTAAAAGTCTGCCGCAATATCTTAGCTCGCCCACAACACAAGGCAGTAACCAAGCATTGCAAGCCGCCCGACTTATTAACCAACCAAGCCAGGGTCAACGCACTTCCTACAGCCCACCAATGATGAACCGTGGACGACAGGTGACATTAGCCTCTCCCGTACAAAGTTTGCTCGGAGAACAGCCAAAACCGCGCCGCAAACCCACGTTATCGCTCTTAGGATAAAACATGGACGATTTATATCCCCCAGGATTACTTAGCACCCTCGGCATTAACCCAGAGGACTTGCGCCGCCAACAACAACAGGCTGGGCTACTCTCTGCTGGTCTGCAACTCTTGGCTGGATCAGGGTATTCCCCTGTGCGCCGCACAACGGGAGAACTTCTTGGTCAGGCTGGAATGGCCGGTGTCCAAGGTATGCAACAGGCTGGAGAGACTGCGATTGATCGTGCGCTAAAAGGGATGCAGGTTCAAGAATTTGCCCGCCGTCAGCAACAAGCAGATTTGGTAAGAAAAGCAATGCCAAATGTGTTTAG